CTAGCGGCCATTCACATCCCCGTTTTTCCGCTGGTTGATCAGCTTCTCGACCGAGTCCAGATACACGCGCCACCAGCCACGCGGCTGCTTCAACTGGTAGCCCTCAAGAGTGCCGTCCTCGAGGTACCGAAGCACGGTCATCCGCGAGCACATCAACATCTTGGCGGCCCGATTGACGTCCATCTCCTGCCGCCCGATCTTGGTCGTTAGGTTCATCGTTTCACCTTCCCTTTCCTGCCGTTCTCCTGGGCCCGCAGCGAAGCCAGGTAGCCCGCCAGGGAGACCTTCGATACGTGCCACCAGCCGCGGTCTGTGAAGCGGCAGCCGGCCAACTTGCCGAGATCGAGCAGCCGCAGGACCGTCATCCGTGAGCAGCCGATCTTGACCGCCGCCGCTTCCACCGAGACGTGATCGTCCGGCCGGTAGAAGCCGTTACGGTGACCGGCGTGGCCCTTAGCCATGACGCTGACCCTCCATCCGATTCGCCATGTTCTTCAGCGCCCAGAAGACCCGGTTGGCGTCAGCCTTGGTGCGGATCTGGGTACGTCCGCGAAGCGGTGATGACGAGGCGGCCAGGAAGCTTTCGAGCCGGTTCTGGCTCCAACCCAGGCGCGCGAGCTGTTGCTGGATGCCGGCGAGGTCACGCGCATCGGCCATCGTAACCACACCGGTGCGCCGGCCGCGGCGGCCTTCGTTTCCCATCGCGTGCGCGCGCTGCCGGCTCGGCCGGCTGTTGCTGATGCCAAGGCCGCCCTGCAGGAGCTCGATCAGCTTGTGCGCCTCGCGATTACTGAGCTCCTTGAACGAAGTGACCAGGTGGCCGAGCTGCTGGCTCGCCCAGTCCAGGCGCGCCTGGCGGTCCATGTCCTTCGTGGGGCAGATGTCCCGCGAGGCCTGCTGCTTCCATAAGACCTGCAGGCGCTGCATCTGGCCTGGCGTTATCGGCTTGAAACCGCTCTCGCTCATGCCCGCGGCCTCCTCTTCTTTATAGGAGGTGGATCCGGTGGCATCGCAGCAGCGGCGATGATCTCCTCGGCGGTGTCGTGGTTCATCACGCCCACCTTGACGCGGCGGCCGTCCCGGCGATGGACGGTGAGCCAGGTGCGGGTCTTTTTGCGGCCGCAGTCGGCGCAGGTTTTCCGCAGCTTTCGCTTCTGCTTCTTCCGTGCCCGCTGCGCTGCGATCCGAGCGATCTTGTCGCGGCGGCGGCACTCGAAACTGAAGAAGACGCGATCAAAGTCAGGCTCACCATTCTTGTCCCGCAGCTCGTTCTTGCACCCGCAGGTGCAGACCCGTACGTATTCGGCCCCTGGCATCCATTCCCCTTAACCCAGAAATTCACTTCTTCCTGCGCCGACAAAACCGGTTGTGCTCGTCGCGGACCCACGCTATCGACCGCTGCAAGAACTCGCGCGCGTCGTACGTCACGAACCAGCAGTTGGTGCGACTTAGGCCGCCGATCTTTGCCTGCAGCCGGCGCCGCTGTTGCGGCGTCAGCTTCTGCATCACCTCGAGCACGGCGCCAAGATGCTTGCCGATCTCGTTCTGCGCCTTCCTGATCACGCGAGCACTCATGCGGCGTCACCCCTGTCATCGAAGACGTGCTGGACCTGGTAGCCAAACACCAGGCCCTTGAACCAGGTTTGATCCACGCGCCTCAGGTCGTACTCATGGGGATGAAGTTTCAGGAACTTCAGCACAGCGTCATCGTCGTAGCGGCCGTGAGGCAGTCTTTTCAGGAGCCCGCGTCGCTCCCATCCCTGGACCGTCGCCCACCCAACGCCGAGGAGCTCCGCGATGTCCCTGACGGTATAGCCGTCGACGACGCGACCGGACACGCCCATGCGCGCCAGTTGAATGAGGACGGAGTCAACGCTGCGGCCCAAGCGCTTCGCCATCCGTCGGACCGGGACACAGCCGCGGCTTTCATCGAGGTACGCGACCTCCTCCGTGGTCCACTTGCGCTTGTTGATAAAAGTCAGACCGAGGCCGCGCGCCCGGGCATAGATCAAAGAGCGACCGAAGCCGGTTCGTGCCGCCATGGCAGTGATGGACTTCACCAGCTCGGCCCGACGCTTGACCGCGTAACACTGGCGCAGCATAACGTCGTGCTCTGGCTTCCAGGCCGGATTAGCGCGGGCGCGCCCGAGATCTCGGCAGTGGCACACCGTGCACTTCCCGTTGCGATTGGCCGGCTGGCCACATAGACAAGTCTTCATCATGCGGTCGCAGCCAACCCTTTCTTCTTGCGCCACTCCGAGCGGAACTCGTCCCACGAGCGGAACCATTCGCGGATCCTCTCGTCCTGCGCGTACAGGCGCTTCGTGGCGTTCTCCGTGGTGACCGTAGGCCAGTCCATCGGAACGTGGACCAGAATGTTGGCGATCCGCAGCGCGACTTCGGGGCACGGGAAGTAGCAGAAGACCGCGTGCCCGGTGGGAACGTGGCTGATGGTCCAGAGGTCGTCAAGGTCGTCGCAATGCGCCGCCGGCCAACGCAGGAACTTCTGCGTGCGATGGACGACCAACTCCGGGCACCGGCTGACAAGAGCGTCAACCTCGGCCGAGTGCTCGAGCGATGGGCAGTAAACCTGTACCCTCACAGCAACCTCCCTTGTTCCGGTACCGGCGACGGCGCCAGCGCCTTAACACAGTCCGGGCAAAGGTCACGGTCGGGGCCGATCGACTTCGCGTGCTCGTCGCACATGGGCGCGTCGCACGTCTTCCGCTGGTGGCTGACGATGGCCGGGTTGTGCGCTCGCGGGCCATCGCAAAGCTTCGTCGACCACGCCGAGCACCATTTGCAGCGTCGCCGGGCACTCGGCGCCTCCCGTTCCCGCAGGAATTGTTTTGCCTGGCGGACGGACTCGCAGTAGCCGCGCTCGTCGTAGAGAGCGCGCTTCATCGCGGAGCGCAGCTTGCACCAGCACTGCCAGCAGAAGCTCTTCCCCGCACCCTTGCGCCGGCCGCAGGAACACTTCGTGCCGGCCAGCTCGGTGTAAATCTCGGCGTCGGCTTGTTTCAACTGCCGGGTCATGACGGCCGCCTCCTGGCTTCCAGCGCCGCGCGAATGTTGTCGATGAGCAGCGTGATCTCCATCGCGTACTGGCGCAACGTCACTTCGCCGTCCTGACTCTTCCAGGTTTCGATCGCGGCGATGATCTCTTCGTCGGTCATGCGGACCTTTCTTCTTCCAGCGTGAGCTGGCCGTGCAGTTCGGCGACGCGTTCCGGGCCATACAGGACACGCAGCCGGCGAGCGAGCTCTCGCATTTCATTGATCAACGGTCGGCCGGCGACTTCGAGGTCCTCCGCGCTGTCGACGAGGAAGTAGCCGTGGTCCTTGCCGCGCGTGGCGCCGATGGCCACACCGTGGTTCACGATCAGGTCCCGGACTACAGACTTCACCTCGCGCTCCGCCAGGCCCGTAGCTTCCTCGAGTCGCTGGCGCGTGATCGGCTGCTTCCTGCCAATGTGCAGGCAGATACGGCGCAGGACCTCGCGCTCGTTGCGCGTGAGCGGCGGTACCGGCGGCGGTTGCGCGTAGAGCAGCTGGCGCGCCCGCTGCTCGGCCGTGAGCAGCGCGGTGAAGCCGAGTTGGACCTGATCTGGCACGAGAAGCTAGGCGCACCCCCCGTGGGCGCGGATCGCGTCGGCATCCTCGGCCATAGCTGCGGCGCGCTCTGCCTGTTCGCGCGCGAAGGCCTGACACGGCTTGCAGTATTCGGACTCGGGCAGGTCGCGCTGGATGCAGTCGCGATCGTCGATGATGTTGGTGCAGTCTTCAGCAGTCACATTTCCTCCGTGATTCGCCCGGCCGCTTCGGCCAGGATGTGCAGGGCCCACGTTCCTTCCTCAGTCCGCTCTACCCCCCCCCCCTAAGGAGGTGGGCCATCGCGCCGGCGACACACATCAGCGCCGCCTGCTTCTGTAGTCGCTCGAGCTGCCACGCAAGCCGCCTACCGGATCGGCAGCGGTTAGCCACGGCCGCACCCCTTGTGGGTCCAGGTGTCGCCGCCGGCCAGGCACCCACCGAGCGCGCGGAGCTCGTCGTATACGCAGCGCGCGCAGACTTCAGGCTTGCCGAACTCCCGCATGCGTTCCTGCGCGATCCGCGCGAAGAGCATCACGTCAAGCTGGTAGTCGTTGCGGATGGGACCCGGATCCTGCAGGCGGCCGCCGACCTGCACGAGCGTCGGCGGGTACACGCCATTCGCGGTCCAGATGGTCACGAAGATGTCGGCGCCCAGCGCGACCTGGCTGCGCTCCTCGTCAGTGAGCTCCCAGCGCGACATCACGCGGCCGTCGGGCGACTGGAAGCACGGCAGCGGCAGGAACTCGGGCTGGCCGTTCTGCGGGCCACCGATGTTCGTCTCGAATTGTTGAAGCCCGTGAACGACGGGCGACTTAGGCTGCATGGCTACTCCGCGTCCGTGGCCAAGTGCTGGCTGATGAGGTCGGCCTTGCGCTCGACCGGGAGCGCAAGGAAGAGGCGATCAAGCTGCCGCTCGCTGACGCAGATCGTGGCCACCGGGTCGGCGCCGTCGGTCGCCCTCCGTGATGGGGGGGGGTGTTCCTGGCAGGCTTCTTCGCGGCGCGCGGCGTGCGCTTGGGCGCGGCCTTCGCGGCCGGCTTCTTGCCGGCGCCCTTATGCTCTTTGCAGAGACCGAGTTTGTTGTTGGCGTTGATCAAGTTGTCGCAGCCGCCTTCAAAGCGACACTTCTGGCGTTCGGACTTCATGGTCGGGCTCTCTTTCCGTGCAGAGGATTCCGGCTCAGCCGGGGCCGTGGGTTGTCGTTTGAGCAACTGACGCTTCACTACCGGGCACGCCACGCCGTCTTCGCAGAAGACGCAAACGTGGCGGTCGTCAACGATGTTGGTCGTCATGCAGCGGTGACCCTTCTCGAGGCACGGCCGGCAGAACGATTCGCCGACGTTCTGGAGGTCAGCGTGAAAGAGTCTGACGGGATGCGACATCCGCTGCCTCCTTTCCCGCGCAGCCAAAGCAGCAAGTGCGGCCGTTACGGTTTACGAACCAGTAGTGGGCCGCCCCGCACAGCCGACACCGGAGCGGCTTCGCCGTCACGATGCGGATCACATCGCGGTCGACGAAGAGCCAGACTCCGGGGATGGCGGCGCGGGCGAACATCAAGCGGCGGCGTCCTTCTTCCGCTCAACCTTTAATGAAGGCTTGTTGGTGGTGACACAGATGCAGGCGCGGTATGCCTGCTGGGCGCGCGCCCCCAGCTGCGCGACGAGGTCATCGGCGCCGGCGGACAGCGAATAGCGGACCTCGCGGCGGAAGATCTTCTTGAAGCGCAAACTCAGGTCGTATTCGCGCAGGTGCGCGAAGAACTTCTCGACGGCGCCATAGTCGATGCTGGTCGAGCTTCCCGTGGTGACCGTGACCTGGAACTGGTCGCCGTCTAGGCGCAGCGACTTGTCGGAGCGGGGCGGCGTTGTGCCGTAAGCCTGCACCGTGGCGATCAGTGCTTCCCTCGCCTTCGCGGTGCGCTCAGCGGCAAGGTCCTCGGCGGCCTTGGCCTCGAGGTAGTGGTTGGCGGCAGTGTCTATGGAGCGTTTGTCGATACCCATCTTCGTGTTCCTTCCTTCAGTCGTTTAGTTCAAAACTCGTCGTGGTGGTTGAAGGCCAGGCGCAGCGCATGCGGCGCTGGCACATCCACCGTGAAATTGGTCAGCTCGCCGCGGAGCTCGCGCCGGCCGGGAAAGAGCTGGCCGTGCTCCAAGGCTGCGGTCCGCAGCTCGCGCGCCGCTTCCTGCTTCCGCACCTTCCAGGCGATCTTGTCGCTGTAGCCGGCGGCGTAACGCTCCTCCATCGCGGCGATGAAATAGCGGCGAACCATCTCGTCGACCTGGACGGGCGTGGGCGCGGCGGTGTTCACTGGACCGCGACCTCCTCTTTCGTAACCTCTTCCATCACGTAGTCATTTGGGACCACCTTCATGCGGTCCCAGTCGTAGGCGAACTCCTTGCCGCAATCGAGGCAGACGACGTAAGTCCCGGTCGCCTTGGCCGCCGCCGAGCGGTTTCCCGGCTTGGCGGTGATGGGGAAGCTGTAGCGGGTGTGCCAGCACCCGAACAGCATGTCCATGACGTCGGTGATCACGCCTGCTCCTTCGCCTTCGGGGTCCGTCCGGTGTACTTCGTCAGCCAGTCGACCGCCTCGAAATAGAAGTCGACGTAGCCGTTGCGGAGAGTGGCGTAGAGGTTCGAGCGCATGGGCGCAGGGAGCGAGTGGTAACACTGGCGGCAGAAGGACTCTTCGCTGCGCTTGTGGTGCCCGCACGCACAGTGGTCCGAGCGCAGCGCTGCGAGCGCCTGCCGGGTGCGGGGATCGATTTGTTGCCTTTCGACTGCCATAGATCACCTCGTAAACAAGTGGCCGATGCCGGCGCCCAGCAGCAGCCCGAGCCAGAACAAAGCCGCGGCCCCCCAGGAGTAGCGCTCGGCCAACGGCATGGGGCGCGCGGACCTCATGAGAGCCACACTCCGACAACGGCGCCAACGACGGCGCCGCAGACAAAGAAGAAGCCCGCCAGAACCAGGCCCCAGATGAACTGCGCTCGATCTTCCTGAATCGCGGCCGCGCGATGCGGCGTGCGCAACACTCGCGTTGATCTCATTCGCCACCTCCGTCCGCGTGGCCGATGTGCCACTCGAGGCAGAACTCGCATTTGTAGGTGTGCATCAGGTGAGCCTTCGACACGCGCTTGCTCCGGAGCAGCTCCGCGAGGGCGGCGCCGGCCGCCGACTCGGACGGGTAACGGTCCTTGCCGAGGCAGCCGCGCTCAAAGCGCAGCTTGGCTTTGAAGTCCTTCAGGAACGGCATGGCGTGGGCCGTCACGCAACACCGCCCTTCTTGTGTGCCGCAGCGAGTTCCTTCATGCGTTGAATGGCGAACCACACGCTGCGCGCGCAGATGTAGGTGGACCTGCCCGCGGCCTTGTCCATGCGGCGGGCGGCGAAGGTCTGGCGGAAGTCCTCGACGGTGGACTCGGCGATGATGTCGTCGATGACCGACTTGGGCGGCTTCCGGCCGAACTCCGCCTCGGCGATCCGCTCGACGTCGTCGCGCACCAGGCCAGGCAGCACGATGGTGCGCGAGAGCCGCTGGCGCGCCTGCTCGAGGCGCAGGTCGTTGAACAGGTCCTGGACGGCATGCGAGCCGGCGAAGATCAGGCCGAAGTGCGGCGGCTCGTCAAAGAGCTCGCGCACCGTCTCGATACAGGCGACGCTCAAGTGCTGCGCTTCATCGAGGGCGAGGACGCAGCGGCGGCCGCGGAGGAAGAACTGGAGCTTACGCAGCAGCTGCGCGATGCTGCCTTTGGTGGGCAGGCCCGCCGCCTTGGCGATCCGGCGCAGGAGCTCGCAGGGCGGCACGTCCTGCTTGCAGTAAACGTACATCGCGCGGCGGCCATGGCCGTTCTTGTTCGCGTCGACCGTGGCGAGCTCGCGGCACAGCCGCTTCAGCATGAAGCTCTTACGCGTGCCCGGCGCGCCGTCGAGGCAGTAGGCGTGGCCGTGGTCCACGGCGGAGTAGAACGCCTGGCGCACCTTCTTGAAAGTCGCGTCCTGGTAGATCTCGCCGCCGGCGCGCAGGTCCTCGCCGGTGTCGGCCGTGAACTCGTCTATCAGGCCTTTGATGGCGGCGCGGATGTTGGCGGTGTTGGCGGTGTTGCCTTCGACCCGGACGTTGTAGTGGCCAGAAAGAAAGACCGCGAGCGACGAGCGCGAATAGCCGATGCGGGCGGCGACCTCGGCCGGGGTGAGCCCGGAGTCGTCCATGAAATTCTGGAGCATGACCCGGGTGTCAGCCTCGCTGGGGATACTGAGTGAGGCTAGTTGCTGACGACGTTGCGCAGTGAGAGCCATCTATCCTTGTTCCTCCTGGATCAACCAGCCGAGATTGCGTTCCGCGACTTCTTCGGGGCCCGCGGCGCTACGGACAGTGGCCCCACCCACCGCCGCGGCGAGCGGCAGTGCCCGAACGATCTCAACGTCCTCGGGGCGCGGCTGCGTCGCCGCCGTGATGCCGGCGCGGCCGCTGATCAACTGCAGCGGCGTGGGCGTCCCGGCCTGGATCGAGCGGATCGCGCTCATGACGTTGCGGCGCATCCCGCGGCGGAACTGCTGGATCTTCTTGACCTCTTCCATCGAACGGTTCAGGCCCTGGGCGACGAGCTGCTGCGACACCAGGCGGAACAGGACGCCGTCCGCGCCGTAGGCCACGGCCTCGCTCACGTCATCGGGGTCGACCGCGACAGTGATGGTCTGGCCGTTGAGCTGATAGAGGCGCGCCTGCGCTTCCTGATCGGCGCCCTCGAAGATCCCGGTCAGCAGCTGGACCGTGGCGTTGCGCACGATGCGCTGCTCGCGATCGTTCCAGAAGAGTTCCTTCAGCTCCCGGACATCGACCTTGACGCGCTTGTCTTCGGGCAGGAGTTGATTGAAGACGTCCATCGGCGTCCGCCGGCGCATGCCGTGGCCGGAATGCTCACGCTCGTAGTTGAACCATTCGTTCCAGTAGAAGCCGATCTGGATGCCGTGACTGGCCGGCGGCAGCGGAGTGCGCTCGAGCTTGCCTTCAAGGAAAAGCTTGTGCTGCTTCAGCGCGACCGCGCAGGAGTCCGGCCGCCGATCGGGCCGTTGGCCGGCATAGGCGCCGCCGAAGTACTTGTCGAGCCGCTTGGACTGGATGCTGAAGTAGGACTCGATCAACTTGGACTGCGGGTGCCGCGGCTCGCAGTAGCGGACCTTGATGCCGAGCCGTTGCAGCAGCCCTTCCCCGCGAGGGTCCATCGGGACGCGGCCAGCGTCATCGAGGCCGAGCGGTGCCTCGTTCGCATGCAGCGCGCCCTTGCCGATCTTGCGGTAGTCCTTCCCGTTGTCGACGTAGAACTCCTTGGGGACACCGTAGCGGCTGATCGCCGCGCGCAGCGCACTGGCAATGGTGCGGGAGCTGGGGCTGGCCGAGAAGGCGCTGCCCACGATGGCGCGCGTCCGCATGTCCTCGATGGCGGTCTCCCAGATCCGCATCCACGCGAGCTTGGGTTTGGTGGTGAAGCAGTCGTTGAAGAAGAAGACGTCATGGATGCGGTGGTCGGAGACCCAGACGTCATTGGGCAGCAGCCCGATCTCGTAATCGCGGCGCACGTAGGGCGCGTGCTTCTGATCGAACTGCCCTTTCGGCAGGACCGCGGCGTCGCGCGCGACAGCCGGCATCTGCGTAGCGAGGAAAGCGCGCAGGGTGCTCTCGCTCGGCGGCTGCGAACCGTGGTTGACATTGCCGCGCCACCAGATCTTCAGCTCGTCATAGATGTTGGTGATGTTCAGGTTGCGCGTGTAGAGGCTGAGCACGAACTTCGCCGCCTCCGGGTGCTTCTTGAAGGCGCGCGACTGGCCGCGGTCCGAGCGCGTGCCCGACAGCGCCACCAGGCCCCCGCCCTTGAAGTAGCGCGTGTAGCGCTTCCAGAGACCGCGAGAGGTGACTCCGTAGCGCGGCGCTAGCCACTTGGCGTAATCGTCGGAGCTGCGCACCGGCCGGCCATCGTCGAACTTCAGGTCCAGCTTCTCGCCATCGACCCAGCGCTTCAGCTTGTGCACCGGCTCGAACCGCTTCCTCGCCTTAGCCTCGAGCTTTTCGGAGACGATCGCCTTCGGCGCCGGCGCCGCGGCCAGCGGGACCAAGGCGAAATCCTTCGCGTATCTGACCTGCGCTTCGGCCGGCAGAGACTCGAGGGCGTACTGCGAGCGGCCGTCGACCTCGCGCCACTCAAGCTTCGGCTTCATGCGGCGGATGTGGCGCGCGGTCCAGCCGGTGAGCTGCGCGACCTGGTCGGTAGTGAGCCAGGTCTTCACGGGCGGCCTCCCTGGATGTGTTCGAGGGCGCGCTGGACCGCGGCGACAACCTGGCGCAGGGACTTGAAGGTGACGGGCTCGGCGTCAAGCCCGGCGAGGCAGCCGGCGCAGAGATGACAAACACCGGAGTAGCCGCGGCTGCGGAACGCCCCGAGAAGGCCGGTGAAGGTAAGCGGTCGCAGCGTGACGCTGAGGGCGAGGACGCCCGTAGCAGCGCCGCAGCCGGAACAGGTGACAGGCCGACTCACTGGGCGACCTCGTCAGAGCAGGCCCCGCCTGCTTCGACTTTACGAATCTCGGCGAGAAGGGCCAGCCTTATCCGCTCCGAGCGCATGTGGCCGGTGGCGACGCGCCTCACGGTGGAACGAGCGACACCGAGTTGCTTTGCAACGCGCGCGGCGAGACCGATGTAGCTATTGGAGCGCCGGAGGAGTTGATCGTCTGGGGAGTCTCCGGCCGGTGCTTCTGGAGTGGGGGTGGTGGTAGCCAGTTCAGCAAGCCAGTGGTCGATACAACCATGGATCTCGCGGATGCGCTTCTGGCAGGCAGCCAATTCTTCAGAAGCAAAAACGATCGAATAAAGGAGCTGCTGGCGGCGAACGTCGGGTTCAGCCTTGGCGTACACACGGAGCGGGGCGGTGGGCTTCATAGAGCGCCTCCTAGCTTTTGGGTGAGTTCAGCAACTTTCTTTTCGGCGCTCTGGCGGATAAAGAACTGACGGCCGAGCTCCAGCAGGTGGACCTCGTCCTGGGTGATGAGGCGGAGGCCGGAGCGCTCGGCGAGGACGGCGAGCAAGGACCAGTCGCCGGTGACCTGACAGAAGGCGCGGGCGAAGGCCAGGGGGAAGCGGTGCTTCTCCTGCGAGTCCGCGGTGAAGGCGTTGAAGGTGCGCAGGGTGACCGGACGCTGAAGCAGTTCCTCCATCTCTTCGGCGATCTGGGCGCGGCTCTTAGGGGAGCGTTTACAGATGTCAGTGATGAGGCCGCGGACCAGCGCGTCGTCATCGAAGGCGCCGGAGGCAGCGGCCTCAGTGTGGATTTTTTGTGCGTCCTTACCCATCGACATCATCCCTGCCCTGCACCTACCGTGGTGCACGCTATGTCACGCTCAAGCAGCATCTTCGTCCGCAAACTTTTCGATCTCGCGCTCGATCCGGCGCAGTTCGGCCACGAGGGCGGCATCAATCCGCTTCGACCGCTTCCTCCCGTTGGCGACGTTGCATACGATGGTCGGCGACACCTTCAGCCGCTTCGCGACCCTGGAGTAAAGGCCTTTGTAAAGTCGCGCCCGCATGCGGAGCACTTTGGTAGGATTGGGGTTCAAAACCATAACCTCACGACCACGGCAGGATATTATTTGGCTAATCAGACTGTCAAGAAAAAAATAAGCGAAATAGACACTGCCGAATTGCCCCAGAGAATCAAGGGGTTACGGAAGGCTCTAGGCATCACTCAGCGACAGCTGGCGGAGGGACTGTCGGTAAGCCAGGGGGCCGTCGCGCAATGGGAGGGTGGAGATGTCATCCCGGAGACAAAGCACCTCTCCCGCATGGCGCAACTGGGCGGCATCGATGACGAGTTGAGGGCCTGGCTCCTCGCCGCCGCGGGCGTTAAGGTCCCAGAGTCCGCTGACGATGAAGGTCAGATGCTGCGAATCCCGCTGTTCAGGGACGCAGTGGCCGCAGGGAGCGCACGCGTGATCGATGAGTCTGAACATGAATGGCTCAGCGTTCCTCGCAACCTAATGCAGGGCGGAAAGATCGTGGCGCTGTGGGTCAAAGGCGACTCGATGTATCCGCTGATCATGACTGGGCACCTGGTGTTCGTCGACATCGCCGACCGGGATCCACATAAACTCGTGGAGAAGATGGTCGCGGCGCGCGAAGGAAACGGTGTCACGATCAAGTGGCTGAGGAGAGATGGGAACCTTTTTGTCCTCGTGCCTCAGCGAACCTCCCGCAACAATCCGGTGCGCGTGTTTAAAGCTGGGGACGACGTTGGAATCGTGGGCCGCGTGGTGAAATGGATCGGCGAGCCGCCGAAGTAGGAGGTCCCCCGATGGGTCGCATAGCCGTCGCAGTTCTGCTGCTGTTGTGTGTAGCCGCACAAGGCCAGACGAGAGAAGAGAAACGGCGCCTCAATGAAGAGCGGAAGGCCGCGGAGCGCCGCGAGAAGCAGGCGAAGAAAGACGCGGAACTGAAGCGAAAACAGGAGGCGTGGGAGGCTGAGCATCACCGCCGGCAGCAAACGCTCTATGCATACGAGCAGCGGCGGTTCTCGTGCGGCGGCGGCGCTCGAGTGGACATCGCTGCTTCTGCTGAACAGGTAAAAGCGGAGCTGGTCTCCCGGTACACGAAAGCGGGGTTCGCCATCTCGTCGGACAGCACATTCCAAGTCGCCTTCATGCGAGACCAGGCGGCCCAGCGAAACTTCTGGGGCTACCTGCTGTTCGGCGAGAACCTCCCCAACCACTACAAGCTCGGAGTGCAATTCTCGATGTCACCGAAAGAGGGCGGGGTCACGGCCTCCGGGATATCAGAGGCTTACGTGCAGGACGGATACGGCCGCACCACGCGCTACGCGTTGGGCGAGGACCGCGAGGCTAGCGACCAACTGTGCACCGCGCTTCTGGAAGTCAAGGCGAAGGTGGAGAAGGAGGCCGTAGCCGCCGCGGAGGCGCAGGCCGCGCAGGATGCAGTGAAACGCGCCCTAGAGGAGCAGGAATCCGCGTCGCGCGAAGTGGCTAAGGCCCGGAAGGAGTTCGCGGAGCTGAGCGAAGAAGCTCTGGATTACCTGAACGCTGCCATGGCCGAGGTGAAGTCAGCCGAAGTGATCTACAAGATGGAATTCTCAAAGGCGCGTGACAGCGTGAACAAGGCGCGACGCGCCGCTTCAGAGCCGGATCAACAAGGGATGGCCGAGACGCTGGCAGGCTTACTGTCGACTGTAGAGGAGTGCCGTCGGGTCAACGGGCCGCGGACCGCGGCTGCGTTCAAGCAAACCAAGGACGGGTTCACAGGCGCGGAAGCAAGAGCCCGGCATCAACTCCAAGGTCTACGAGAAGCCCCAACGAGTCCAGCGCCGAAACTAGTGCCGGCAATCGGCACCGTGAGTGAGCGCCCGTAAACAAGCAGCGCTGGCGCGGATCCGCGGCAAGTTCCTGCTCAGCTACGACGACTGCCCGGAGGTCCGGGATCTGGCCCGGCGCCATCGCTTCCAGGTACGGCCGGTGTCGGTGCTGTACACCCTGGCGGCCAAGGGCGGGCCAAAGCGGGTGCGGGAGCTGCTGATCGCCAACTATCCCCTTGCGCGGCGCGGCCGCGGATGAGAGGATAGGCGTCACATTTGGGAAGCCCGGAAAGCCAGCAGGCCCGCCGCGAAGGCGGGCCTTGGTTTTTGGACCATAACGGGAAAATTTGCACAATCTGAGGTGCAGTGGTAGGGTATTCGGCCTCCCCCTGAAGGCTGCCCTATGAACCACCTATTTTACGGTGACAATCTGGACGTGTTGCGTCGGCACATTGATGACGAGAGCGTCGACCTCGTCTACCTGGACCCGCCCTTCAACAGCAACCAGGACTACAACGTCCTGTTCGCCGAGCATGACGGTACGCCATCCTCCGCGCAAATCGTGGCCTTCGAAGACACCTGGAAGTGGAGCACGGAAGCTGCCGCGGCCTGTGAATCGGTGATCGAGGGCGGCGGCCGCCTGGCAGAAGTGATGATTGCCTTCAGGACCTTTCTCGGCACCAGCGACATGATGGCTTACCTCGCGATGATGGCGCCTCGCCTTTCCGCATTGCATGATGTGCTGAAGCCGACCGGATCGCTGTACCTGCATTGCGATCCAACCGCGAGCCATTACCTTAAGCTACTGCTCGACGCGGTGTTCCGGCCCGAGCAGTTCACGAATGAGGTGACCTGGAAAAGGACCAGCGCGCACAGCAGCGCGAAACAGCATTCAAACAAAATAGAACATTTAGAACAGATGAAACACTGAAAAACGAGCGGCTGATACAGAGTCGCGGTATGTTCCGGACATGCGTGTTGTTGGTCCTCGTCCTGGGCGCGACCGCCCAGGCTTCAGTCACTGTCACCGGTAACGTAAAGACGCTGGCCGGCCAGGCGCCGGGCACGGGCATCAAGGTCCAGCTGACCCTGCAGGGTTGCGATTCGAAGGACGCGACTGTAGAGGGTTCATACCTCGGCCTGGACCGCACGCCGTCGACGACCGCCGATCCGACGACCGGCGCCTTCACCTTTGCGACGCTGGCCGGCAACGACGAGATCAAGTGCAATGGCCAGCTGAACGTGACGCATTGGACCGTGTCGATCATTAAGTCGGGCACCACGACGCCGAGTTGGTCGGCGAACTACATCATCAATGCGGCCGACGGTCCCGCGAACCTGAACACAAAAGCCAAGATGGCGACGGCGCCGCTACCCGCGGTCCTTGACTATGCGGTGCGGAACCAGGCGAACACCTTCACGCAGTCCAACGACTTCACCACGGCGACAATCACGCGGCCTTTCCGGTGGCTGGCGTTCGCGAGCTTTCCGGCGACGTGCACGGCGAACAAGGACATGTTGGTTCGCTCGGACGCACTGACGGCCGGGCAGGCGCTCTACATCTGCAACGCGGCCGGGAATGGCTGGAACCTGGTGGGCGACGGCGGCGGCGGGCTGGGGCCCGGCACGGCGGGCACACTGGCGAAGTTTACCGGAACGGGAAACACGATCGGGGATTCTACGTTCACCGAGGCAGGGTTAACTTCTACCCTTGCGGCTAAAGCCGCTGATGCCGATGTAGTGCACAAGACGGGCAATGAGACGATCGCCGGCACTAAGACATTCACCAGCCCTATTGCTGGCAACATCACGGGCAACGCTGCGACCGCGACGTGGGCCGCTACCGCGACCGGCGCCACGCAGCTTACCGGCGACCCGGCAGATTGCGCGGATCCAGTATTGGGCTATGCGTATGGTATCAACGAGTTCGGAGACCTGGCCTGCGTTTCATTTCCCTTCTCGTTCAAGGGGCAGCTGTTGGTCTCTGACCTCAGTGGCGACACGCTCATCCTCACTGCGCTGGCGCGCAATGTTACGACGACGAAGCTTTTTCTTAGCCAAGTAGGAGATGGATCCACGGCCAACCTGCCGTCGTGGGCGCAGCCCGCCTTCTCTGACATGGCCGGCGTGGTGACGGACCCGCAGGTCCCTAATAACATCACGGTCGACCTCGCCGGCACGGCGACGGCGCTGGCGGCCAACCCGACCGATTGCAGCGCGGGCCAGTACGCCACGACGATCGACGCCGGCGGCAACCTTGGGTGCGCGCAGGTGGCGTACGCGCAGGTGAGCGGCACGCCCAGCCTGGCGGCGATCGCGACGTCGGGATCGGCGAGCGACCTGACGGCCGGGACGGTGCCCGACGCGCGCTTCCCGGCGACGCTGCCGGCGGCGAGCGGCGCCAACCTGACCAACCTCAACGCTTCGAACCTTGCCAGCGGCACAGTGCCGGTGGCGCGGATCCAGGAGGTGCTGAGTGTCGCAGATCTGACGGACTTCGCCTCGAAGAGTGGGACGGGCACGGCGGCGATCGGCGCCACGATGACGTCGCTGGCCACGGACGACGTCCTGAAGTGGAGCGGAACGAACTGGGTGAATGCGACGGCGGCGCCCAAGGCAACGGCGCTGGCGGCGAACCCGAACGACTGCGCGGCGGGATCGGCGCCGCGGGGCGTGGACGCTTCCGGGGTGGCGGAGAACTGCGCTGACTTCATGGAAGAGCCGGGCGCCAGTGGGATCGTGGCCCGGACCGCGGCGAACACTTCATCGGCCCGCACCATCACCGGCACGGCGAATGAGATCACGGTGACGAACGGCGACGGCGTGAGCGGTAACCCGACGCTCTCGATCGCGGCCGCCTTTGACATCAGCGGGAAGACGTCGACGAAGCCGGCGAAGATGGGGACCGCGGCGCCGGGGACGTGCGGCTTGGGCGAAGTGTTCTTTGACACGGATGCCCCAGCCGGCCAGAACCTGTACGGCTGCACCGCGACGAACACCTGGACGTTGCTGGGGGACGGCGGCGGCGGATCCGGCACGATCAATTCCGGCGTGACGAATGTGATCCCGAAGTACACGGCGTCGACCACGCTGGACGACTCGCTGCTCACCGATGACGGCACCACGCTGGGCTACACGGGCAGCGGCGGCATCGCAGTGGGATCCTCGACTACGGTCGAGATGTCGGCGACGAACGGCGTGCTGCGCTTCCTGGGCGCGCATACGGGCAACGATGAAGACCTGAAGATCGACCTGGACGGCACGGCGAACACGGCGGTGGTGACTTCGACCACGGGCGTGACCAAGGTCGACTTCCAAAGCATCGACCTCCAGGTGCCTACGGAAGCCTACAGCGCTACCAACTGGAACGGCATAAACACCGTGCCGACGAAGGACGCGGTTCGCGACCAGTTCGAGGCCGAGCCAGCTGCCACGCGGACGCTGACGAACAAGACGCTGGACGCGGAGGGCACGGGCAACGTCATCACCACGGTACAGAAGGTGTGGTTCCAGGCGGCGGGCGGAACGGTGGCGGCTCCGACGCTGCTGGCCGAAGCCACGACGAACGCGCCGACGGCGACGTGCTCGGCGGGCGCCACGGAGACGACGCTGATCCGGTGCGTGGCCGACTTCCCGGACTCAGACGGCGACAAGGACCTGCAATGGACATTCCCGCTGCCGGAGGACTGGACCGGGAACATCGACCTGAAGTTTCGCTGGCGCTCGGCAGCGACTTCCGGCGACGCCGTGTGGCAAGCGACGCTGGTCTGCCGGGCGGACGCCGAGGTGGATGACGCGGCGTTCAACGCTGCGAACACGGTGACGGACACGGCCAAGGGCACCGCGAACCAGATCAACGAGGCTTCGATCACGGCCATGACCACGACCGGCTGCGCGGCCGGCGAGCTGGCGCACCTCAAAGTGTTCCGCAACCGGACCCATGCCTCCGACACGATCGCGGGAACGATCTCGCTGATGGGCGTGCAGATGACGATGCGGAGGGCGCAATGAGGCTGATCCTGGTCCTGCTGCTGCTGGCCTGCGCGGCGCCGGCGCAAGTGGCGCGCGCGGGAACGAACTGCACGGGAACCACGAGCTGCACGCCGACGAACGCCATCGGCGACCTGCAGCTGGCGTTTGCGTTCCGCGACGGCAGCCAGACAGCCCCGACGGTACCGGCCGGCTGGACGAGCGCCGGGACGGCCAGCATCAACGGGACGTCATCGGCTGACAGCGCGGCTGTGCTGGCGTGCAAGATCTCGACCTCAGCGAACGAAGCGAGCGGCACGTTCACGAACGCGAACTCGCTGGTCATCATGATCTATTCGGGCGTGGGCGGGACGACGGCCAACTGCAATACGGTGTCGATCGGCACGCCGAGCTTCTTTACCTCCACCGTCAACACGACGACCACCACCGAGACGTTCAACTCGCTGACGAACGGGTCGGCGACTTCGTGGGTGATCGGTTTTGGCGGGTGTTCGGCTTGCACCGCGGGCATCGGAACGGCGCCGACCGGGATGTCTAACCGCTCTGCGCACTCGAGCGGCACTCCGCCTTCGACCGGCGGGCACGACACGAACGGCGCGGTGGCGTCATTCACCACGGCCAACGTGACGCTGACGACCGCGGGCCGCATCATCACGGCAGTGGTGGAGGTGAAGGCGGCGGCGCTGGGGCGGCCGCGGAGGGTCTATGTTTATTAGGCTGCTAGTGGTCGTGCTGTTACTGAGCGCAGCAGCAGCATGCGCTGATACCGATGCCGCGCTGAGGCTGCCGACGCCGGATGACTACGCCGCGGGAGAGTTAGAGCATCTGGCGATGATGTTAGCCGCTGACGGCATCACCCTGAAAAGCGGGGTGAAGGTTAGCGGCGTCAAGGTGACCGTGGGCGCCGACCCGCAGTGCGGAGCTGGCACCAACGGCGCCGCGCTGGACAACCAGAACAAGTGCGGCGTGACCGGAAGCAGCGGGTCGTTGTCGCTCTCGTCGCCGACCAACGTCTCCAGCTGTCAGACGCTGAGCACCGCTGACGGCGAATACCGGCTCACGCAGAACATCGGCTCGGATGCGACGGCGGTCTGCCTGGAGCTGAACGGTCCACGGATGAAGGTGGACCTGAACGGATACGGCGTGACGGGCCGGGTGCGTGCGACCACCGCGGGCGATGCCAGGGGCTTGGAACTGGCGAACGGCTCGATCACCTGCGACCGGACCACGGCGCAGGCGCCGGCGTGCCTGGAGTACACGACGGAATCCTTTGGGTCATTCACGAACGTCACCAAGTTCCACCACCTGACGGTGACGAACACGGCGAACTGCGGCGCGAGCGGGGCTTCCAGGGCGCTGCATATCGACTACTCACCTTCAGGCTGGACGGGGACGTACCTGTTCGAGATCTACAACAACTCGATCGAGACGCAGACGTGCACCGATTCGGTGCGGACCGTGGCATTCAATGTGACCACGAACAAGCCGGTGAAGTTCGAGTACAACTACGTGACCTTCAAGACCGACTCGGGCGCGGCACAGGGCCTGCAGCTTTCCGGGGCGGCAGGTTGCCTAGTTCGCAATAACCGATTCCGCAGCTTGGGCGCCAACACGACTGCCAACCTAGGGCGTCCTTGGATGATTGATTCTGGTTCGAATAATTGCATCGTCGAATACAACCTGGTGGAGACATACAACCTGTTTTCCGCGGTGCGCGACAACACGGGGACCATCGTCCGCCATAACCGCTTCCTGAAAGTGCAGAACTCCGGCAACCGCGGGGCGGTGTGGATGGCTGACCCGGACACCGGGACCTACGACCTGGGCGGCGCGCGAGTCATCAACAACTATTTCGACGTCGAGGACGGCACGGCGGTGGCGTCGCGCTGCGCGGCCGGGTCGGGGGCGAGCAACGGCTTCATCGTGAAGGACAACACGATGGCCTGCTCGGGACTGGGATGCAGCAGCGGCTTGTTGGGCAGGGCGCGCGATGCGACGGGCTGCTCGAACACCAACATCATGCAGCTCTGCGCGAACACCACGGCGGTCAACAGCCAGGCGGACGCGGGGGCGGAGATCAAGCTGCCGTCGTCCGGGACGGGCACTTGCTCAGGCGCGGGCACCTGCACCACGCAGGCGTGTCCGATCTAAAAGAGGAACAAAATAGAACAAATAGAACAAACTGAACACACACCTTAATCCTGCGGCGTTAAGGTCTCCCGCAGTGACCCGCAAAGAACAGCTGGATTTCATCGGCCGCGTGGCGCCGGCGGCGCAGCAATCGCAGAGGAAGCACGGCATCCCCGCCAGCGTAACGATCGCGCAGTGCATTCTTGAGTCCGGCTGGGGCAAGCGGGCGATCGGCAACAACTACTTCGGGATCAAGAAGGGCGTGGCCAACGTGCCCTACGTCGAGTTCACCACCCATGAGTACCGCAACGGCGTGAAGCAGCAGGAGAGCGCTAGGTTCCGCGCCTTCCCGTCGCTTGAGGCCTCGGTCCGCGCGCACGGCGACCTGATCGCCCTGGGCAAGGACCGGAGCGGGAAGCTGATCTACGCGGCCGCCATGGCGGCGGTCGATGATCCGCTGGTCTTTGCGATGCGACTCAAGGAGTGCGGCTACGCTACCGACCCGAACTACGTGAACACGATCGCGCGCCTGATCAAGCAATGGAACCTGACGCAATACGACGAGAGGCGCCCGAAAGGAGCGACCGCATGAATACCCAGATCCGCACCACCGAGAGACAGCTGCGCGAGCGACGATCGTGGATCCTTGCCGGACTGATCTCGCTCGCCCTGCTGAGCTGCCTCGCATTCCCGCTGGCGTTCATCACCGGCTGCGATGACGACGACTACCGCAAGGCAGTCCGCGCGGCGGCCGGCATCGCGACGAGCCTCGCCGAGACGCAGGCGGTGAACGAGCGACTCTACGCCGCGGCGCTCATCGACCGCGAGGAAGCGATCGCGATCGCGCGCATGGTGAAGGAGGCGACCTTGGCCAACGACCACTTTGTCGCCAGCCTGCGCCGCTACGACCGGCTCAACAAGAATTCGCGGGCGGACCTGGTGCGCTTGGTCGCCGACGTGGCGCGCAGTGTGCGCCAGCTGAACGAGCAGGGCGTGCTGCGCATCAAGAATGCGGACGCGCGCCTGCGCTTCCGCGCCGCGGTCGACGGCGCCGTGACGGCGCTCGACATCCTCGCCGCCGTGATCGGCGCGCATGAGGCGCCGCGCGCGACGCCCACGAACAATCTTCTGCAAACAAGATCCCTCAGAGAAGGGGTAGCAACTCCGACAGGTCATGCTCGCCGCTCAGGGACCGTGCAACTGAGAGCGGCCGACACTTCAGCAATCCGTCGCTGGGCGAAGACTGAAGACGAAACGGGAGCGATTGCCGGCGGAATGCCCCGACACGACGACGCAAGACCCCGGCGGCTCCCAGTGGCGGCCGGGGAATTTCTGCGAGGTGCCGCATGAACCAGGAACAAATACTCGAGCTGATCTTACTGGCGGGCAGCCTCACGAAGCTGATCGTCGAGCTCAAGCGCCAGGGCCAGATGGAGAGCGAGGCGCTGCTGCGCCTGGCGGAAGAGAAAGGCCCGGCGACCCGCGAGCGAGTCGACGCCTTTCTGCGCCAGCTCGAGGCGCCGGTCGAAGGATAGGTTTTCGCGCGACGTTCCCCCAGGACGGTTGGGGTGGGGCTCTGGGGGGGGGTAGGCGCCCGAACGGCTCCTGGCCCCGGTGTGACGGTCACAAAGTGGCTTTTAGGCGGCGCAGCGGTACGGATTTTCATAGTCGGGCCCGAGGAGGGGCTCCGGGGATGTGGAAAAGCCTGGAAGGCAAGAAGACTTACATCGGTGCCGCACTGCTTTCCTTGGCAGTCGTGGCGGCCTGGTTCGGCGTCGTCTCTCCGGGTCAGGCCGCCACGGGCGCGGCGCTCGGGGTCGCGCTGATCGGTATCGGCCTGGGGCACAAAGCCGACCGGTACGGCAAGGCGGCGGTCGAAGCAGCCTTGCTCGCGAAGGACCTGATCGACCAGCGCAGGACTTCGGGCCGCGTGGACCTGCTGAAGGGCGGCGACGAATTCGCCCGGATCCTGAAGTCGCTGCAGCACGAAGGCGTGAACGCGATCATCGAGCGCGCGGATCGCGAGAGCAAACTCGCGATCGCACTCGCCGAGGAGCTCGCGAAGCATGACGCCGGCGTCTTCCACTCCAGCCTGACCTGGAACGGCCAGGAGTGGGTCAAGGGATCTGCGCCGGCAGCCCGCGAGCTCAAATACGAGCCCGTGCCCGATGAAGCTGCCCAAAGTCCGCGCGTGCGTGCGGCGCAGGGCGGCGCGGTCACCCAGGCCGACGGCACCGGCGCGGTGGAGGAACACGAACAGTGACTTCACGCGTCGCCGCTGCGGTCAACGGGTCTTCGGTCAAGAGCGCACTGCTTACGCTCGGGGGGATCGGCGGCGGCGTGAGCCTCTCTTACCTACTGGTGGAGCTGCTCAAGGCAGATCCGGAGCTCTCGAAGGCGGCGCTGCAGACGGTGATGCAGTGGGGGCCCCTGTTCGTCCTGTTCGCCGCGGTGCTCTACCTGAACGATCGCCGCTTCGGGCAGATGATCCACAACCAGAACGAGAGCCAGAAGGCCACGCTCGAAGTGCAGCGCGACCACGCGGCGGCACAGCAGAAGCTGGCCGAGTCGGTGCACCGCTTGGCGGAGCGCGATTATGAGCGGCAGCGCGAGACGGAGCTGGTGGTGGCGCACATGGCGCGCGATGCCAAGCGCAACCGCGAGCTACTGGAAGAGATCCACAACCGACTGAACCAAAGCGAGAAGGCGCATGGACATCACGCAGGCTGAAAACATCCGGCAGTTGCGCGCGACCATCCTCCGCACGGTGTACGACAACCACCGGCAGCAGCAATCGCGCCTGCGCCTGGTCCTGCTCGAGGGGATGCTTGAGCGGCTGTTCTTCGAGGTGGCGCGCAACGACTTGATCGCGGTGCTGCAGGACTTGAAGGAGCGCGGCTACCTGAACTTCCGCGAAGACAGGGATCGCTACACGCGCAAGGTCAATATTGGCGAGATCCAGATCACGCCCAAGGGGCGCGACCTGGTGGAGAAGACCGAGACCGACGAGGCTGTGGACTTTGACTGATGGCAGACACTCGGCCGAAGACCGGCGACAAGCGGCAGATCAACAAGCAGCTGAACATCGACAAGCTGCCGCTGGAGGTCCGCGACCAGATCCAGACGCTGCGTGCCGAAGGCTACACCTGGGCGGAGATCGAAGAGCTCTCGGCCAAGTTCGTGAAGTGGGAGGAGCTGCCGACGCGGATCCTCGAGCTCTTCCCGGACATGCGGATCCCGTCGTCGAACCTGCACCGCTGGTACGACCTCGTGGATCAGGTCATGGAGGAAACGCGGGCGCAGGCCGAGCGGGCGCGCGCGCTCGCCGACGCCATGGCGCAGAAGGCGCCGGCCGGTCTCGACAAGGCTGTGCTCGCGGCGTTGCGCGACCAGATCTTCGCGGTGTTCGAGGCCTCCGACGCGAAGAGCAAGGCGCGGCTCACCAGCGAGCTGTTGTCATTCTTCGAGCTCCTGCAGATGGAGCGTGCGAATGACATCCGGCAGCAGAAGGTAAAGCTGGACGAGGGCAAGTTGAAGCTGGCCGAGCGCCAGCTGGAGCTGAAGAAGAAGGCAGTCGATAGGGTCACGAATGAAGCAGCAGCCAAACTCGGGAAAGGCAAGCCGGTCACGGTCGACGACATCAACCGCATCCGTGAGCGGACCTTCGGGCTTCCACCCGTCCAGCGGTAGCCTGCCGCCGGTCATCCAGCTGCGGCCGTATCAGCAGCGCTGGATCGACGACGGCGCGCGCTTCAAGCTGGCGGTGAAGTCCGCCCGCATCGGCTTCTCCTTCGGGACCGGCATCGAATCGCTGCTCGACTGCATCGAGCGCCCGACCACCTGGACGGTCCTCAGCGCCTCGAAGGCACAGTCGGTCGAGTTCGTCGACCTGGCGCAGAAGAATCTGAAAGCGATCGGCGGCGTAGCCGAGCTCTATCCCGAGGAGCCTTTCGCCGACATCGAGGGGCTGACGTCGATCACGCAGACGCGGCTGCAATTTCCAAATGGATCGCGACTGATCGCGCTGCCGGCGAATCCGCGCACCGCCCGCGGCTATCCCGGCAACGCCATCCTGGACGAGTTCGCGCACCACCAGGATTCGCACGCGATCTTCGCCGCGGTCGCGCGCCAGGTTGCGCTCGGCCACAAGCTGCGCGTGCTGTCGACGCCGAACGGTGAGACCGGCAAGTTCTTCGAGCTGGCCAAGGACCTGGGGCTCACTCTCGGCGTAGCGCCTTCGCCCAATCCCGTGTTGAAGCAGGCATGGTCCGGGCACTGGGTCGACATCCACCTGGCCATCCAGGAGGGCTGCCCGATCTCTGTCGAAGAGATGCGCGACCTCTTCAAGGATGAAGAGATGTTCGGCCAGGAATTCCTGTGCGTCTTCGTGCAGGCCCGCGGCGCCTGGCTGCCGCTGGAGCTCATTGCCAATGCCGAGCACGACGGCGCCACCATCGACTGGCCAGCCGGCTACGAGCCCGTGGGCCCGCTGTTTGCCGGCATCGACGTAGCGCGCGACCACGACGCCACGGTGATGTGGATCGACGAGCTCGTCGGCGACGTCGCCTGGACGCGCGCCATCATCGTCCTGCACGGCACGCCGTTCCCTGAGCAGCACGACATCCTGGCTCCGCTCGTGCGCATGACGACGCGGACCTGCATCGATTCGACCGGCATGGGCGTCGCGCTCTACGACTACCTGAACAAGAGCTGCCCGGGGACGGCGATGGGCATCAACTTCGCCGGCACGAACGACCAAGGCGTGAAGCTGAAGACTGACCTGGCGGTCCGCATCAAGAAGAACTTCGAGAGCGCGAAGTCACGGATCCCGCGGCATCCAGCGATCCGCCAGGAACTGATGGCGATCAAGCGCGAGGCGACCGCCACGGGTGTGCGCTTCGACGCGCCGCGCATCGAGATCGAGTCGCCGGTCGCCGGCGCCAAGAAGCAGAAGGTCTACGGCCACGCCGACCGCTTCTGGGCGAAGGCGCTTGCCGATCTTGCCGCCGCGAGCGCGCCCGCGGCCGTGGCTGCCGTCGAGCAGGGCGAAGGCGTGGTGCGCCCCGAGCGCCGCGGAATGATGAGCGAGATCACGCGCATCGGCCAGACGACCCACGACGTCCTGGTCGACCAGGGCGTGGTGCACGAGCGGAGGTCGGTATGGCCCCGCTGACATTGCTTGGGCTGAACAAGAGCACGGAGGTCTTTGCTGAGGCCCGCGAGAACGCCGGCATGGTCGTCCTGGACCTGAGCGAAGCCCGGCGCGCCGAACAGCAGCGCCAGGCAGACAGCGGATCGTCGAAGGTCAGCGAGGCGCTGGCGCCGCAGATGTTCATGATCGGCGGCGACGCAGAAGACGCGCGCTACAAGCGCATCACCTCGAAGAAGACGCTGCGTGATCTGAACCCGCTCATGCAGGAGCGGATGCAGCAGATCTGCTTCTTCATCGCGACCACGATCCCGTTCGCCAAGCGTTTCATCGAGCTGGTGACCGACTACGTCGTTGGCGCCGAGGGCTTCACGCTCGTAGCCAAGGACAAGAACGTCCAGGCGGTCCTGGACCGCTTCGTGGCGGACAGTGTCAATGACCTCGAGAAGACGCTGCCCGAATGGAGCGACGAGCTCGGCAAGTTCGGCGAGCTCTGCGTGCCGGTCGCCGTCAATCCCGTCGACGGCATGGTCCGGCTCGGCTACATCGACCCCTGCGAGATCGAGGCGATCGAGTATGGCCTGCTCACCGCGGGCGACGGCCGGGAGGAGATCGCGATCCCGGTCGCAGTACGCCTGAAGCAGAAGATCGGCGAGCAGCAGGGACGCCGGCTGCGCATCGTGATGCGCGACGAGGACCCGGACTCGGACACCTTCGGGCAGCTGTCCGGCGAGTGCTTCTACTTGGCGGTGAACAAGGCGAAGAGCGCGAGCCGCGGGATCTCCGACCTGTTCTGCATGGCCGACACGCTCGACGTTCTGGACCAGCTGGTCTTCGACGGCGCCGACCGGGCGCGCTTCATGAACTCCTTCATCTGGCAGTACATCATCAAGGGCGCCGACGACAAGAAGCTGGAGGAGTTCCGCAAGAAGACCTTCAAGTCGCCGCCGAGGCAGGGCGGCGTGCTCACCACCAACGACCAGGTAGAGCTGAAGGCGCTGAGCCCCGACCTGAAGGCGTACGAGTTCGGCGAGATCGTCAGCAATATCAAGACCTACGGCCTGGGCGGCATCGGCTTCCCCAACCACTGGTTCGCCGATCCGGGCGACGTCAATCGCGCTACGGCCGGCGAGATGGGCGAGCCCACGCTGAAGAAGCTCGAGGGCAGGCAGAAGGCGCTGAAGCGCTTCTACCTAAGTATGGTGCACTTCGTTATCGACAAGGCGCAGACGGCCGGCGTGCTCAAGTCCAGCGTCGACCGCACGGTCGAGATCCAGACGCCCAAGCTCAACAAGAAGGACCTCTCGAAAGGCGCGACGACGGTGCAGACCACGGCCAACTCCTTGGCCCAGGCCGAGGACCGGGGCTGGATCCGCAGCGAGACCGCGGCGAAGGCTTTTCATCAGTCGCTGCGCGAGATCGACATCGAGATCGAGGACCCGGGCAAGGAGTTCACTACGGCGCAGCGCGAGAAGCAGGACCGCGATGCCACGGAGATCGACCGCCTGAATCCGCAGGCGAACCTGGCCGACGCCCTCGACCAGGCAGGAGGAGCTGTGCAATGACGGCGACGGCCAAGAGTACGCAGCTGGCCAGCCAGGTCGTGGCCTGCAAGGCGAGCCGCGAGGACGTGAAGCTGCCGGGCGACTTCGCCTTCATGCGGCTCGACGACAAGCGCGTCGTGATGCTGGCGTGCCCGTGCTGCGGCAAGCCCTGCCTGGCCGACGGCCACACGATCGTGCGCGACGAGCCGCTGACGCTGGTACCGGTGGTCGAATGCCCGAGCGGTTGCCGCTACCGGATCCATGAGGGGAGGGTGATCCCGCAGTGAACAACCAGCAACAGTTCGCAGCGAAGGTCCAGAACCTGATCCAGCAGTCGCGCGCCCTCACGCCGGCGACGCGCAAGGCGGTGACCGAGCTCCTGGACGAAGCGCGCAAGCGGATCATCGGCGAGCTGGCGAGCGCTGACCCCAGCCGCTTCCAGGCAGCGCAGCTTACGCAGCTGAAACAGTCGATCGAGCGGGCGATGGACACGTTCCGCCGCGGCGCGACGCGCGAGGTCAATCTCCTGCAGCTGCAGTCGGCGCGCATCGGCAGCCGGCTCGCGACCGAGCCGCTGGGAGATCTGCCGCTGGGCCAGATCGCGACCGATCGCATCCGGGTCGCGCAGGGCTACACCGCGGACCTGATCACGTCACTGTCGCGCAAGGCAGCGGCGGACGTGAACGGCGCCATCCAGCGCGCGTTCCTGGGCGGCCGTCAGATGAAAGACATCGTCGCCGACATCGCCGCGGCCGTCGGCGAGGAGCGCGTCAAAGCGATCGCGACCACTGAAGTGCTCAGGGTGCAATCGATCGCGACGCAAGCAAGTTTCGAAGAGATCCGGGAACGGCATCCGGATCTCCGCAAGCAGTGGCAGCACGTCAATGCGGCGATCGTGCCGCGCGTTTCGCATGTGATCGCCGACGGCCAGGTGCGCGAGGTCCAGGAGGCGTTCACCGTCGACGGCGAGCAGCTGATGTACCCGCGCGACCCGAACGGGTCGGCGGCGAACACGATCAGCTGCCACTGCCTGATGAAGCCTTATTTCGATCCCGAAGCGCTCGCGCCGAAGCCGGCGCACCGCCGGCTGCTCGACCGCCTCGGGATCGGGGTAGATGTTGAAGCCGCGTAGCGGCAGAAAAGGAGCAACACCATGAGCGACGAGAAAGTGAAGATCGACGTACCTGAGGTGCCGTCGGTCCTGCCGCCCGCGGAGCAGAAGAAGTGGGTGGAAACCTACAAGGCCGCCTTCGAGGAGGCGCAGAACGACGACCCGGGTGACGTCGTGAAGCAGCGCCAGAGCGCACTGCGCGAAGCCAACCGGCTGCTGCGCGTCGAGAAGATCACCTCGGCCGACCAGGCCAAGGCGCTGCCGAAATGGAAGCTGGTGCAGTGCGAAGAGAAGGACGGCGTCCTGAAGGTCGTGACCATCGACGGCAAGAAGTACTCGTTCGGTGTCGGCCGCGGAGCTAAGCAGCAGGCGCCGGCGGGCCAGGGCGGCGGGCAGAACGGCGCCGGCCAGCAGGGTGGGGGGGCAAGCACTCCTCCTCCGGCGGCCTGAAGAAGTCGGCGGAAGTCTAAGCGACCGCCGAACATTCGCAGGAAGGAGGTCGCGGAGAATCGCCAGAGCCGCGGGCGACGGAACGGCAAACACCGTCGCCCGCGTTACAAGGACTTTATGAAAAAGACCAGCAAGATGATCGCGATCCTGGACGTTGCCGGCGCCGCCGGCGAAGTGCTGTGCCTGGTGCGCGAAGAGCTGTCGCTCGACGACCGCCAGCGTCAGATCCAGGATGCATTGAAGAACGCCTTCGGCGTCGACGCGCAGGGCTGGGCGAACTATTACCAGGTCGAGACCTACGACGACTACGTGATCGCGCGCGGGCCGGAAGCCAGGCTCTATCGCATCGAGTACGCGATGACGGAAGACGGCGCCGTCACCTTCGGCAAGAAGCAGGAGGTCGAAGAGGTCTACGTCCCGGTCCAGGAGTCGGCGCGCTTCGTCGAAGAGGCAGCCGCCGGCGACGGCTGGAGCATGCCGGTGCAGATCATCGAAGCGGGTGCCGCATTCGGCAGCCTGAACGAGGAAGCGATCTCGCATTACTACACCCCGAAGGTGGTGGGCGAGTTCGCCGCGGCCGCCGACGGCGCGCGCTTCGGCCGGCGCCATCCGGGGCCGCTGGAGAATCCGCAGGATCCGGGCCGCATCGCCGGCTACTTCACCGAAGGCAAAGTCGTCGGCAATGCCGCGCGCGCGACGCTGCACATCCTGAAGACCGAGGTCGAGATCAAGGAGCGCCTGGCCGCGGCGCGCGAAGCCGGCCGTCCTGACCTGTTCAACCTTTCGGTGCTGGCGCTGGTCGCCTTCAAGCCCGGCGTGATCGAAGGCAAGCAGGTCTTGGTCTCCGAGAAGCTGGTCCGCCTGGTCAGCATCGACCTGGTCGCCGAGGCCGGCGCCGGCGGGAAGTTCCTTTCGCCGATGCGCGTCGCTGCCGGGGCGGACCTGGCGCACGAGATCTCGCGGCTGCAGTCGGCCGCGATCAAGAGTTCTTCCGGTGACCCCGGAGAGAAAAACGGTACGGCGCACGCCGGCCGAAAAGAAGGAGCACAAATGAAAAACCGCATCAAGAAGGTGCTCGAGGCGCTGCGGAAGCATGACGCCGGCCGCGCAACCGAGCTGGACACGAAGTTCAACACCCTGCCCGAGGACAAGCACTCCGAGTTCCTCGTCGAGGTCACGGAGGCGTATGCCACCGCGATCGAAGCCGCCGAGACGGCCGCTGCCGGCACGCCGCCCGCCGCGCCCGCGCAAGCGGCCCAGCCCGCCACCGCCACGGCCGTGGCCGAGGCGCAGAACCTGCTGACGGAAGCCAAGAAGATCCAGTCGGCGAACCTCATCGACCGCAAGTTGGCCGACTCGAAGCTGCAGGCGCCGTGGCAGAAGCTGGTGCGCGAGCACCTGGCCGACCGCGTCGTGACCGAGGCCGAAGTCGACACCGAGATCACGCGTGTGCGCGAGGCCGCAGCCGCCTCCAACGGCGCCGGGCGCATCAACGCCGGCGCGCCGGTCATGGTGGGCCTCGACAGCGCCGACAAGGTGCAGCTCGCGGTCGAGGGCATGCTGGGCGTGAAGGAGTCCCTGAACAAGGGCGTGGTTCCTTTCCGCAGCATCCAGCAGGCCTACAAGTTCATCACCGGCGACACCGACCTGAGCTTCGGCCGCAACGGCCGCGGCGGCTTCACGGCCGTGAGCGAAGCGATCGCGACGTCCGACTTTGCGAACCTGCTGTCGACGTCGATGACCAAGCGCGCGATCCAGGACTACAAGGAGCTCGGCATGGGCGGCCTGGACCGCCTGATCTCGCGGTCGAGCGTCGCCGACTACAAGACGCAGGATCGGGTGCGCGACGGCTACTTCGGCGACCTGGCGTCGGTCAACGAAGCGGCGGCCTACCAGGAGATCACCAAGCCGACCGACGAGAAGATCAGCTACGCCGTCGGGAAGTACGGCAACCTGCTGACGATCTCGGAAGAGACCATCCGCAACGATGATCTCAGCAAGATCGTGCGCTTCCCGCAGAAGGTGGCGCGTGCCGGCCGGCGGACGCTGAAGCAGTTCATCACGAACTTCTTCGTGAACAACCCGAACTACGACGTGGACTCGGTCGCGGTGTTCCATGCCAACCACAGCAACCTCGGCTCCGACGCGCTGAACGTCGACGCGCTCATCGCGGCCGAGATCACGCTGATGAAGCAGCAGGAGAAGGACTCGAACAAGCGCCTCGGCCTGCGGCTGAGCTGGCTGATGGTCCCGGTCGACCTGGCCGCGACGGCCTGGAAGATCAACAACAGCGAGTTCTACCAGCCGGGCCCGGGCGTCAAGGAGCCCAACCCGTTCTACAAGCGCTTCGGCCAGAACGGCGAGGCGATCATCGTGAACGAGCTGCTGACCGACGTGAACGACTGGTACTGCGGCGCGGACCCGGCCGACATCCCGTTCCTCGAGATCGGGTTCCTGGACGGCATCGAAGAGCCGCAGATCTTCGTGGCCAATGACCCCAACGCCGGCGGACTGGCCTTCACCAACGACCAGGTGGTCTACAAGGTGAAGATGGTCTTCGGCGGAGATGTGATCGACTTCCGTCCGGTGCGGAAGCACGTCGTCGCCTAGGGCGGAGGACCCTAGGAGACACAGAGGCGGGAGCTGCACTGTGCAGCAGCTCCCGCTCATTTCAAAACGCGAGGAGGCGTATCGAGCGAAGCAGATTGGCGGCTGCAAACCAGCCCTGGAGAAGAGACATGAAATCTAGCATCCTGAACTTCCGGCCGTTGGTCGCCGTCGTGCTGATGGCGATGATGTGCTTTATGCCGCTCGCCGACGCGCAGAAGACCTACCGCGACGCGACCGGCGGCTTCCTGAACGAGACGACCTTCCTCGCGTCGGCCGCGCGCACCAGCTCCGGCGACTCGACCGCGGTGGTCGACCTGGGCGCGTATGCCAACGGGAACATTTTCATCGACGTGACGGCCGCGTCCGGCACCCCGTCGATGACCGTCGCGTTCCAGAGTTGCCCCGATACGACCGTCGCCAACTGCTTCGACCACACGACGAGCTCCGCCATCACCGGCACCGGCAAGACGCTGCTCAAGGTGAACAACTTCGGGCGCTACGTGCTGATCAAGTACACGATCTCGGGCGGCACCCCATCGCTGACATTCAGTGTGAAGGGTGCGTTCAAAGCAGTCGGTAACTAGTCCGGGGTTTGGCGGCGAAAAGCTGACGTACCGGTTGGACGACTAGCCGGCTCCCTCCAATGACACGAGGGAGAGAAAAGTCGATCTAGGACCGCCGGGAAACCGGAAGTCGGTGTAGTGGCAGAAGGTCGCGGCACGCGGCGACGCGTGACCGGAGGGTGCATGCCGCGGTACTTGAGTCCGCGATGAACCGTCGGGGCCTCCGGACAAGAAAGCCACACACGGACGAGGGTTGCAGCTGACCCCGGCCGCCAACATATCGGGAAGAAAGGAGGAGAGCATGCCGAAGGCGATGAAGGATTTCGAAGACAAGATCGCGCAGGTCCTGCAGGACGCCGCGGCGAAGCTCTCCCCTGACGATCGCAAGGCGTTCATCCTCCAGGCGATCACGCAGCGCTACTCAAAGGACCGGCCGCGCGAGATCGTGAGCGACCACCTCGGCGACGGGACCTCTGACCTGGCGCTGCCTTCGGCTACAGGCGCTACCTTCGAAGAAGAGTTCTCGCGCGTCAAGCAGATCGAGTATCCGATCGGCGACGTGCCGCCGACGTTGGTCGAAGATGACGAGTGGCAGTTCTACCGTACGCCGGCGGGACTAAAGGTCCGGCTGCTCACGGTGAAGCCGACGGCGGCCGAGTCGGTGCGCTTCACCTGGACGACGACGCACAAGGAAGACGGCAGTACGGTCGCGCTGCCCGACTTCGACGCGGTCTGCGATTACGCCGCGGGCTTGTGCTTCGCCGCGCTCGCGGCCAAGTTCGCGCAGGTCGGCGATCCGACGATCGGCGCCGACACGGTGAACTACCGATCCAAGAGCCAGGAGTACATGGCCCTGGCCAAGGCGGCGAAGCAGCGTTACTTCGATCATCTGGGCATCGACGCGGGCGGTACCGTCGAGGGTGGTAGCGTCGGCCCAGCCGTCTCGGTGGGCGAGGTGGACCAGGACCTTGGTCTCGCCGGCGATCGCCTGACGCATTCCCGGAGGAGCCGCTGATGGCCTGGAGTTTCAAACTGCGCGGCGTGGAAGAGCTGACCGGCGACGGCAAGGCGGCAGTCCTGGTCGGCATCGGACATGGCCTGGAGAAGATCGTGGTGCGCGGCGAGCAGCTCGTCAAAGAGGAGGCGCCGGTCGGCGCCAGCGGCCAACTGGCCAACTCGGCCAACCACCTGGTGGAAGGCACGCGCGCGGAGATCTTCATCGGCCCGCCGGCGGACGTGTACGGCGCTGCCGTCGAAGCCGGCACGCGGCCGCACTTCCCGCCGCCGGACGCGCTGATCCCGTGGGTGATCAAGAAGTTCAATCCCAACAGCGACGCCGAGGCGCGAGAGATCGCCTGGCTGATCGCGCGGGCGATCGCCAAGCGCGGCACCAAGGGCCAGCTGTACTTCAAGCGCGCGACCGACCAACTCGGGAAAGAAGCGCGCGGGATCCTGGAGTTTGAGATTGCCGAGGCACTGGATGCTGCCGGTTTCGGAGAGGCGGCCTGATGGGACTGCCGGAGATCAAGGCGCGCGTGAAAGTCCAGCTCGAAGCTGTTGCCGGGATCGGCTACGTCTACTCGCGCATGCTGAGCCTCACTGAGGTCCACCAGGAGACCACGCAGCTGGTGAAGGACGGCGTGTTGAACGTCTGGATGATCACCCGCGAGGGCGCGCGGCTGACCGACGAGGACATCAACCAGGCGCGACAGACGTGGGGCGACAGCCTCGTAGTCCACGGCTTCCGCGCGGTGAAGTCGAGCGACGGCGCCGACTCTGAGCAGGAGTTCGACGCCCTGGTGGAAGCGGTGATGGTGAAGCTGAACGACGACCGGCAACCGGCTTCAAAGCTGGGCGGCACGATCGCAAGCGGCGAAGCGCCGCAGCTGCGCACAGAAGATTACCGGATGTTCGGGCCGAGCCAGGCGTTATGCCATCACTGCGAGATCGTGATGCGGGTGGACCGCGACATCCTGTAGGAGGAGCTGATGACCAGAGAGCATACGGTAGCGGTGAAGTCGAAGGGCGGGTCGGTGACGCATTGTGCCGGCGACCGCTTTGCGATCAGCCTGAAGTCGGGCGAGGTGAAGTCCGTGTGGGCGGACGGCTCCCCGATCACGAAGTCGGAGTTCGACGCGGTCCTGGCGCCCACGGGACTGTTCGAGATCGCGGAGCAGCCGCCCGCCAAACCTGCGGCTGAGAAGAAGGGAGCATAGACCATGGGAATCCCATCGAGGATGAAGGACCGCGCCGTCGTCCTGAGCAAGCTGAAGCAGGCGAACTACGCGACGCTGGTGACGGACGTGAACCTCGGCGCCGGCAAGCGTTTCGCGCCGAACGCGGCCGTGTTCGGCCAGCCTGAGCCGCGGTACTACAACAACCGCGAGCAGACGATGAAGGCGCACGACTACACGACGCAGATCATCGAGACCGAGCGCGAGCTGGCCGAGCAGCTCTCCTTCGACGGCGATACCTGGCTGCTGGCCTGGATGCTGGCCTTCGGTCTGGGCAAGGTGACGACGACCCAGCCGAACGCCGGCCCCAACCCGACCGCTTACCAGCACGTCTTCCGGCCGCTCGACCCGGCGACCGATGGCAAGGATCTGCCGGTCACGACGGTCTATACCGAAGTGGCGAACGTAGCGGCGTTGAAGCGCCGCCTGCACGCGTGCATGGTGCGGGAGTTGGCGATCGACTTTCCGCCGAGCTCGGTAGTGCAGGTCTCCTGCACGCTGCAGGGGTCGGGGCAGATCACGACCGGAGCTCTGGCCGGCATCCCGGCGCTCTCGGCGATGACGCTGCTGAAGTCGAACGACATGCAGTTCTTCTATGGCGCGCAGGCCGGCCCGACCGACATCTCTTCGGAGATCGTGCGCGGCTCGGTGCGCTTCGGCTTCAGCTGGAATCCGGACGACGACAACTCACGCGCTCCGGGCGGCGGACTGTATCGCTCGCGCGCGTGGGTCGGTATGCCGTCACCGACGCTCGAGTTCCAGCGTTTCGTCGATGACGCCGCATCCACTCCGCACGACGAGTGGCTCGCCGGCACTATCCGCGAAGTGAAGATCGTAGTGGAAGGCGCGCAGATCGGGCCGGGCCCGGAGAAGCACAAGCTCGAGATCCGCGGCCTGGCGGTGATCCCGCAGGGCGTGCGCATCGGCCAGTCCGGCGACAAGTCGGTCTACCAGTACACGATCAGCCCCGAGCACTGGATCAAGGAGGGCGCCAACGACGTCCTCACGGTGACGGTGCTGAACACGGAAAGCTCGTACCTCGTCTAGAACGGCAGCCGGCGGCTGCGACAACTGAATAGAAGGCGGCCCGCGCCTTTCCTTCAAAGGTGCAAGCGGGCCGCCGAGGACCACCAGGGCTGGACTGACTTGACAGCAGCATGGGCACCGGCAACTCCACGCCGGACCGCGAGCCTGGGAAATGAAACGCATTTCCAGGAGGAGTCATGTCACCAGTAGAGACCTGCAAGGCTGAGGCGCACGGTTGCCCCGGCTCCCATCTCACCTGCGACCTCGAGGCCGGCCACGCCGGGCAGCATCGTTGCATGATCTCGAATGCCGGTACCGGAGATCTGGAGCCGTTCTTCTGGGGCGAGGGTGTGAAGCCAGAAGCGCTGCTGCCGCTCGACGGCGAGCGCGTCGTCACCTTCGGCGACCGCGGCATCACCTACGTCTTCTACTTCTCGCGCATCACGCAGGCGGAGTGGGAGCACTGCTTTGCCGGGATGTACCTTTCGAGCCACAACGAGGGCAAACAGGAAGTCACGGTCCTCGACACTACCACGCCAGGCATCGAGCTGGTGGAGAAGAAGCTCGTCAAGGTCGACGGTTACGCCGAAGGCTACGACAGCAAGCCGAACTGGCAGTCGTTCGTGCCGCCGCGGCATTCACGGCCCGCGTGGCAGCTGCTGACGGCCGTCGCGCCGTCCTCGATGCCGGCGGACCGCTTCCTGCCTGAACACTTCGAAGCCGTTCTCGACGCCGGTTGGGGCATGGAGCGGCCGGGCCGCATGGCGGCCTACCTCGGGCTCACGCATGTGTTCAGTCCGCTGACCGCGGAACAGAAACGGCGTTACAGTCGGGCGACGTCGGAGACGCGCGTCATCGGTGACCGCAAGCACGGGCGCACGCTGTTCATTCCGAAGCAGCCGCTGCTGCTGAAGATCTACGACGAGCTGATCCTCGGCGTGAAGGGCTACGCGGTGAACGGCGCGCCCCTCGCGGACCGCAAGGACATCATTCGCGAGATGGACGCCTACCACAAAGTCCGCGCGGCCGAGCAGCTCTTCATGGGCTTCAACGAGGACGATGATGCCGGCGAGGAGGCAGCCGCAGCGTGATCGTCGTCTCCCAGGACGAGAAAGGGCTGAAGGGCGCGATGCTCGAGCTCCTCGAGCAGGAGCTCCAGCCGCAGCTCGACGCGGACGACGTGGCGCAGCTGAGCGACGAGGCGCTGGCGGACCGCGCGCCGGCGAACAACTACTCGCCGGGTTATTTCGTGCGCATCGACTATCTGCTGCAGCTCGAGGGAATGATCGCCGCCGGCGCGAGGCTAGAGCTGTTCGCCGACGAGATCACCGGACTGCGGGCGATCAAGCTGGCGCGGGCGGAGTTCGCCCGCGAGCATCCGGCGTGCGGCAACTGCGGCGAGGCGCAATACACGCGCTTCGCGCGGCGCTGCCACGCCTGCAGCACCGAGTTCAGGAAGGCGGGATAGATGGCCACACAGCGAGTCAGTTTCGAGATCACGACCGACGAGAGCGGCGCGATCACGGCCTTCCGCAAGATCGGAGACGAAGCGGACCGCTTCGGGCAGCGCGGCAGCCGCGCCTTCCAGCTGGTGTCCAAGGAGCAAAAGCGCGCGCGCGACACAGCGCAGCTGCTGCGGCAGACGCTGGGGGTCGAAATCCCGTCCGGGCTCGAGAAGATCCTGGCCAAGACGCCGGCGGTCTCGGGCGCGATGGCGAGCATGTTCCGGGCCGGCGTGGTGCTCACCTTCGCCGCGGCGCTGGTCGGGATCGTCAATAATTTCGAGGACATCGAGAACAGCATCAAGAAGGCCGGCTTCCAGCTGGCGCTGTTCGGCGACAAAGTGCGGTCGTGGTTTGGCGGCCGCAGCGAGGTGGCCGAGGGTGTGCGAGTGAAGATGGAACAGAAGTTCGTGCATCCGATCCTCGCTCAGATCCAGTCGGTGTCGAACGCATCGGCGCTCGTACTCAAGGAAGGCGTGGCTGCCATCCAGGAGCAGCGCAAGCAGGCTCTGCAAGCCGCGGAAGCCCTACGCGAGACGCAGAAGCGCGCCGCTGAGGAGCAGTTCGGCAGCGACAACAGCGACTCGTACAAGAATACGGCCGCCCTCATTGATAGGCAGATCGGCGAACTCCGCACCCAGATCGAGAAGAACACCAACCAAGAAATTCTGAAGCTGCGCCGGCAGCACGCCGCCGAGCTCTTCAACCTGCAGGCCGAAGCCGTGAACGTCGGGCTGAAGGGCACGGCGCAGATCATGGCGCAGATGACGCAGGAGATCGACCGCATCAATATCAGGGTCAGAGATGGATTTCTCGACCCCGGGACAGCTGACCGCATGATCAGTGAGGTCAAGCAGATCGCCGGCGGCAAGATCACCGAGCTGGTGCGCGGCGCTCAGCTGGAAGAGCAGAAGCTGCGCAACCAGACCGTAGAGATGGCGGTCGAGGGCGAGGGGGAGATTCTCGAGGCCGCGGAGAGCCGCATTGCCGAAGAGAAGCGCATCCACGAAGAGCTCTTCACCTGGTTCGGCGACAACAATGTCCAGCGCGAAGAAGCAGAGCGCATCCTACAGGCGAAGATCGTCGAGATCGACCGCCAGACCGCGATCAAGCTGAAGAAGACGCGTGAGCAGTTCGCGCGCGAAACGCTGCAGATCAACCAGGAAGCCGCGATGCTGAGCGCTCCACCGTGGCAGCGTGCCAATCTGGAGATCCTGGCCGACTATGAGCGTCAGCTCGCCGAGCTCCGTCGACTAAAGGCAGCGTCGGCGATGGACGACGAACAGTTCGCTTCGCGCGCGGCCGCGCTCGATCGCCTGAAGAACGCGAAGATCGTCGAGCAGAACCGGCAGATGCTGGAACAGGTGGCCGACGACTACCAGTCGGTATTTGACGACCTGACGACGGGCAGCCTGGGCAAGCGCATCGTCAGCAACTTCAAGAAGCTCGCCTTCCAGATCCTGGCGCAGTTCACGCTGGCTGGCCGCGGCAGCGGCAGCTTGCTGGGCGGGCTGCTCGGGTCGCTGATCTTCGGGCCCGGCTCCCAGACGGCCGGCCTCCTCGGCGGCGCCGGCGCGGCCGCTGGCGGAGGCGGCATCAACCTCGGCTCGCTGTTCGGCCTCGGCGTCACCGGTACCGGCGGTCCTGGCGGCATATTCGGCGGCGGCGCCGGACCAGGTGGGATCTTTTCCTTCGCCAACCCGGCCGCGAACCTCGGGAGCCTGACCGGACCGGTCGTGGGAGCGGCAGGGCGCAACTTTGGGTTTGGGCCGGCGGCGCCGATCGCCGGCGGGGCGGCCAACTTCGGGTTCGGTGACAGCAGCCTGGCGAGCACCGCGACGACGGCGCTAAGTTTGAAGTCGTTGTTCGGCGGGAAGGCAGGGCTCGGCAAGCTCGCTGGCGGGTTCGGGCCGCTGGCCGCGCTGATGCTGGGACAGAAGTTCGGCGGCCCTGCGGGGTTGATCGGCGGGGCCGCGGCGGCGCTCGGTCTCTCGGCGGCATTCGGCACCAGCTCACTCGCCTACAACATCGTGAATTTCCTCGGCGTCGGCGCGACTGCAGGTTTGGCCGGCGGCGGCATCGGCTTCGGCGTGGGCAGCAAGTACGGCAAGACGGCCGGGATCCTGAGCGGCGCCGGCACCGGGGCCGGCATCGGCTTCTTGTTGGGCGGGCCCATCGGCGGCCTGATCGGTGCCATCGTTGGCTTCCTCGGTGGACTCTTCGGCGGGATCTTCGGCGGCGGCAAGCGCAAGAAGGCGGCCAACAAGCTGGTCGACAACGAGGTCCTGCCGCAGATCCAGAAGCTGCTCGACCAATACAAGGGATTCCAGCTCGACTACGCGAGCGCGCTCGAAGGATTGACGCAGCTGCAGGGCGACGCCGAGACGCAGCTGAAGAAGCTCAAGGGCGAAGGCAAGAGCGTCTTCAAGAAGCGCGTCATCCCGGCGATCGCCGACGCGCGCAAGACGATCGAGGGCATCGAGATCGAGCGCCAGCGGCGCGCCGGCCTGGTCTTCGGCCCGCCGCAGTTCCACGGCGGCGGCTTCATCGGCTTCTCCTCAAACCTGCGAGCCGGCGAGGTGATCATCAAGGCGAAGAAGGGCGAGTTCGTCGTCAACGACCGGGCGACGGCGAAGAACCGGCCGACGCTCGAGGCCATCAATGCCGGCGAAAGCGTAGGCGGTATCACCATCAACGGGCCCCTGGTCCAGACGAACCAGCGCGTCGACGCGGAGTGGCTGCGTAACGGCGGTGCTCAGCAGATCTATCGCGCGATCAGGCACGCGCTGAAGGAAGGAGCGTTCTAGTGTCGGAGCAGAATATCCTCAACCCTGCCGGCAGCGTGCTGAACCCGGACTTCCCGCTGGCCGTGCCGCCGCTGACGATCCCGATCTCCGAGTTCACGCCGCGCAAGGGCGGACCCTACACCCGCATCCAGGGCGAAGGGCAGCGGGTGATCCCGATGACCTGGAAGCGGCGGTCGCGCTCGACGGCCGACCAACTGCGGCAATGGTTCGAGCAGTATCGCCAGGGCTACTTCAGCTTCTTCCATTCCGAGCTGAACCGTTACTACAGCGGCCGATTCGTTGAGATGCAAGGCCCGACGCAGGAAGGCTACGAGCAGTGGACCACGAGCGCGAGCTTTGTTGAGCTGCCGGGGCTGGCCATGTACGCCAATCCTACGAACTTCGCGCGTGACGGCGTGATGATCGACAGCCACGACGACATGACGGCGCTGACGGTGAACCGGGCGCAGATCTTCCGCACCGGGAACTTCCTCAGCGTGGTCGGCGACATCGGCGCCAACAATTACGCCGGGCACACCTTCTACAGCGACGTCACCAACGACTATGTCGAGTGGCAGTACTTCGGGTATGGCTTCGCGCTCTGGTCCAAGAAGGACGTGAATGCCGGCCACGTCGAAGTGTCGTTGGACGGAGTGGTAGTGCAGGCCGCACTGGACTGTTACTCCGCTGTCACGGTGCCCTCAGCCAACGTCTACCAGAAGACGGACGTGTTGCTGGGGACGCACCGCGTGAAGCTGCGGGTGACAGGCACGAAGAATGCTTCGGCCGCCAACTACTACGTCTACGCCGATGCCATCCAGGTGATCCGCTGATGCCGATAGTCTTCCCCGATTTCGTCATCAACGAGCTCAAGCTGCAGAGCGGGCCGCTGGGCGAGATTGCCCTGCTGGACATCGAGCTGCGCGATTTCACGCAGTACTTCCTCACTGACACCGAGGGCAGATACCCGTCGGTCTTGGCCGGGATGGACAAGAACTATGTGCCGTGGGTGAAGTCGGCGGGGCCGTTCCGGATGTCATCCGACTCACGCACGGACGCAGGCGACCTGATCCTGCAGAACATCTCCGGCAACCCGATCGAGCGTGAGGTGGCCGGCGCCTTCAAAGCCAAAGAGTTCGAGGGGGCGCTGGTGGTGCTGCGGTTGTGGCTGCCGCTTTGCGGCTATGCGATCTACGAGCAGCACGGCACGCTGACCGATCAGCGTGGTGACTATGAGGACGTAGGGTTCAGGCTCACGCAGATCTTCGACGCCAACCTGTACTTCGTCGCCGACGACATCGACTCGGCGACCTGCACTCTGCTGTACAAGGGCGGCCTCTGCGGCTCGGCCAGCGGGCAGGCGAGCTGCAACAAGACCATCCCAGACTGCGGGGTGCGCGCCGCGCGGGAGCGCTTCAATGGCACACCTGGCGTGCCGCCGGGTTTCGTATATCCAACCCCGACCATCGGCGGCGGAGGCCCATTGAGAGGGCCGCTGGGTGGAGGGCCCGTCGGTGGCGGACCGCGCGACATCCACGAGCTTCCTTTATAAGATGGCCGACCAACTGGACATTGCGAGCGCAGTACTCGGCACGGCGGTGCCGGTGGCCTACGGCTACGTGAACGTAGTGGGCAACGTCTATCGCCAGATCGAGCTGGCGGACAAGACGAAGGTCGTGGGCATCCGTTTGGGTAAAGGCGAGTGGGATGGCATCGAGCGGTTGTGGATCAACAAGAAGCGCGTCGACCACACGAACACTAACCTGGTGCACTTCCACCCCGGCATCGCCGGCGAGTTAGGGCACGGCCTGGCGCCGGATTCGACGGGTGGCGACAACCGCGTGGACACCTGGTTCGCAGATTTTCCGGCGCAGCTCGAGCGTGTTACCGACTCAGGCAAGGCGATGTTGTGGTTGAAGGTGCCACCCGATCCGGCTGCGCCCGGCCCCGACCTGACGTGGGTAGTGCATGCGCGGGCGAAGAAATGCCGGATCTTCGACAACGCCGGCAACCAGACGTCTTACGCCTTCACCACGGTGCCGGCGTGGATAGCGCTGGACCTGTGGATCGACGCAGCAATCAAACCGGACGCAGTGCCGGGCGCGGCGCTGACGGCCGCGGAGAAGAGCCGCATCGACTTCCCCAGCTGGAAGGCTGCGGCCGACTACCACAGTGCGGTGCTAGGCAGCGGTGCAAAGCGATGGGAGTCCAGCGTATGGGCTGCCGAGCGCATGCCGCTCGGGGAGATCCTGACGCAGCTGATGATCATGTCGCGCTCATACATGGTGGAGTATGCAGGGCAGATCTTCTGCTACGCCCACCAGCCGAAGGCCGCGACATTCGTGGTGAAGGCCGAGCACTTGGCTCCGAACGGCTTCGAGCACGACAAGGGCGAGCGGCTGAAGGGTGCGCCTAACCGGTTCATCGCGAACTACCGGGACCTCAATCCGAAGAAGCTGGTGGACATCACGTCGATCAGCCGCGCGAGCGGCGTTTGCACGCTGGTGACAGCTGCAACCCACCCGCTGTTGGTGGGCGACGATGTGCAGGTCATCAACCCGGTGAACGGGGCCTTCGCCGGCACCTTCCTCGTCGCCTCTGTGCCTTCGGGAACGCAGATCACTTATCTGCAGGCCGGCGCCGACGCGTCCACCACGGGCGGGTACATAGGCACGCCCGAGAGTCGCTTCATGGAAGTCACGGAAATACTGGACCACGACCAGCATGCCCTGCAGATCGGGCCGCGCACGCCTGGAGGAACGACGAAGGTGCGGCGTGTGCCGATCACGCTCAATTTTGGCAGCTGCACGAAGGATCAGGTGCAACGTGCGCTGAAGTTCCTGACCTACGGCACTCTCGGGCCGGCGACGACTCCCTACAAGGCGCCATGGGATGTGAAGCTGAGGTGCTGGGGTCAATCGGTGGACGCAAACAGCGACGCCATCCTAGAGCAATTGCCAGGCGACAAGATCACGGTCGACAAGACGGTGAGCGAGGAGTTCCAGGGTGACTACAGGATCCGCGAGCGCAACCTAGTGCGCGACTCACAGCAGGGGTTGATCGTTGAAATGCATCTGCATCCATGGGTGGAGGAGGCTCTCAGCGACGCCTCCGACACGGAACAGGCGATCGTGCCCATCCCGTCGCGTCCAGGGCTTGAATCGGTGGCAGGGCCGGCGAACGCCAGTTACCGCCCGACATCGAATCCCCTGACTGCTCTCGATAATGGAGGGACTCCGCGCGTCAACGTGGCCGCCTTTGCTATGCGGATCTTCGGCGTAGCAGACAAGAACATCACCGCCGGGCTGGTGGATGCGACGTCGGGGGACTTCGGGAAGACGGCCTTCGTGTATTACGACGACCCGGGATTCCGAGGCGGCCCGGTGACGTTCAATATCACCTTCACGCGCGAAGTTGCACGCAACCAGGTGGGGCGCTTCTTCGTGGGGTCAGTGCCGTTGCCCGTCGCCGGCGGGGCTGCTACCGTGGGCAACAATGATGGTGGAGGCGGCGCTGAGTACACGCGCGACGGCCGCATCTATCCGGCGAACTTCACCGCTGCGGGCTGGACGAATCCAGCCAACGGCATCGACCCTGACGAGGCCAGTTATGGTACGGCGGCGACCAGCGGTGCCGATCTGACGTTCGAAGCTTACGGTTTTCCGCAGTTCAATTGGTTCGTGTCGAAGAAGGCGCTGGTGGTGAAGTCGGAGATCACGGCGATCAGCGGCAGCACAGCCCTGTTGGAGTACTCGCTTGATGGCGGCGCGAGCTGGACAGTGCTGCGCAGCGTAAGCGCGGCTGATTCCGCCCCGGTCAAGAGCACGGTAGAGCTCAATGTCGGACAGAAGACCGAGGATGTGAGGGTGCGCTTACGGCTCCCGGGTGCGGCGGTGTCGGCGAACGCCAGTAACTATGGTGCGACCGGAGCCGATGACGCCGCGGTCGGAACGCGAGCGTGGACCAATCCGACCAACGCGCAGGGTGCTCCCGACGCCGTCGTGGCCACGAACACTGGCCAGGCGCAAGATTCGCTGGAGACCAGCCACTATCTAAAGGTGACAAACTTCGGCTTCGCCGTGGGAGGCACGGCGACGATCGTCGGTATCCTCGCCAAAGTGAAGCGGAAGGGCTCCTTCAACGACGATGCCGAGTTCTATCAGTCGGTGATTGACTCCCGCGTCCGGATCGTGAAGGGCGGCGTCATTCAGGGCGCCCAGGACAAGGCAAACCTCTCCACCTTGTGGCCCTCTGTTCTGACCGAGGCGAGCTACGGCAGCGCGAGTGATCTCTGGGGGGTAGCGTGGGTGCCGGCTGATGTGAACGCGAATGACTTCGGCCTGGCGATCGCAGTCGACAAGGAGCGGGGACCATCTGCCGGGTCAGTCACAGCGTCGGTGGATAGCGTCCAAATCACCATCTATTACACGACGGCGGGCGCGTCGAGCAGCACGGGGCGGATCTACGCGGTGCGTCAGGAGGTCAGCTTGTGAAGCAGTTCGAGAAAAAGACTCTCAGGTTTAAGGGTAGGGACGTGGAGGTCGATGCCTTTCAAGTCGACAACCCCGGAGGCCCGCCGGCGATCCGCGCGGTGGCCGCATGCGGGGAGACCACGGCGACTCTAACCCTCACGCTTGGACCGGTCGACGGGGCCATGACGCCGCCCGAGCCAGGCGCCATACAGAAGCGGCTAGACGACCTCCGGGAAGCGGCTGCCCGGAGGGCCGTTCACGACGCAGAGCTGGCGGCGCAGCTAGCTGGCAGCAGCTGA